AGGCGGCAGGCTGCACGGTGGCGCTGCGGCCGTAGATGGCATTAGACTTGGATGCATCCAGACTGAACTTATATACAGTCATATCAAAACTCCTTTCATTTGGGCATGTAGTAGGTCAGGCGCATTTGCAGCTGCATCTTACAGCTGCCCGCGCTGTTTGTGACGATGTAGCCGCTGTTCGTCACGGCAATGCCGGTGGGGGTTTTATTCCCGCCGCAGGCCGAGAGGTCGGGCAGGTTATGGCGGGCATCCTGCTGCATGACCCACTCGGTGAGCTGCTCGAAAAAGCCGCTGTTCTGGATGTTAACGGCATCCACCTCGCTGTACTCCCGGCGGCTGAGGAAGAGGTAATTCTTCGCCATGTCCCAGCCGGAGAAATACTCGGTGATGATGGGATCACCGGGGCTGTCCTCGATGGAAAAGGCGGTGGATTCTTCTTCCAGTCCGGCAATGCGGAAGGCCGCACCGGTGGCTTCCTGCTCGTCGGCAATCAGCGGGCAGGTCTTGAGCCATGCCCGTAGGGCGGCAATGGTGGGCTTTACTTCGGACATGGTCAACCTCCCCAGAATGTGGTGACGGCCTGTGTGGCAATGTAGGCAATGGCTTCACCGTAATCGGCCAGAGCACGCTGTCCCCAGTAAGAGCCGCGCAGCCCATTTTCGCCGTGCAGACATTCGCCTTCAGGGTGAAGATAGAACTGCCTGCGTGCATAAGGTGTGTTATAGACCAGCAAGCCTTCGTCAAACTTGCTGGCTTGATTCACGCTGTTTTTCAATATGCCGGTATCGAAGGGCACGTACTGGTCGATGAGAGCGGCGGCTTTCTGCGCGGTGGCGAACTGTGCTTTCTGCAAAGCAGCGGTTTTCTCTGCGCCGAAATTTGTCCGCCAGTCCAGAGACATCTGCACACCGTCTGCCCGGAAGCGATATCCGGCAGGCTGTTCAAAAATGGGCTTGCTCACAGTCTCAGCTCCCTTCCACGTGCCAGTGGGGCAGCAGCGGTTCCCGGTCGTCCGAGACAGCCGCCGCCGTACAGCACAGGTGCGTTTTTTCGAGTTTGGCATACTCTTCTGCGGTCAAGGCAGACACCGTGCCCTGCACCAGCTTCCAGCCGCGTTTCAGGGTCCAGTGCTTGGCCTTCTCGGCAGCAGGCAGAGCCGCCCACTGAGCGTAGGGCAGATAGCCCATGGTGCACACGCTGGCCGGGATGCGGATGTGCGTAGTGCGCTCCGGGTCCTTGGCAGTACCGGAGCCGGAGGTGGAGCGGCATTCCCGCCAGCTGCACCCCGGGAACACCCAGCACACCGGCCTGTCCGTCTCGGTGGCGGTGTCGTGGATGAGGTTCACCACAGTAACGGCTGTCTGCATCACAAAATCCCCCTGTACAGCAGGCCGTGCGGGTCACTGCCCAGCGCGGTACGGATGATCTCATAGGCTTCCTGCCGGGTAGCTGCGGTCACACTGGCATTGCTGCCAAAGGCGACGCTGTAGCCGTCGTTGGAGACGCTGGCAGCACCCGGCACAGCGCCCGCCGCAGACGCAGCGGCCAACAGTCCGATGATCTGCGTGCAGGCATCTGCCAGTGCTGCCCGGCAGGCCTCGCACCCGGCAGCGTGGCTCTCCGCCCGGCCAAAGGTGGCGGCATCGATCATGCGGGAAGCCCGGCTGCACAGCACACCGAAAGCAGCTTCCGGCACCGTGCCGCCCGCCGCCGCATACTGGTCATAGGTGCAGTAGAGCATGGGGCCTCCTTATGCTGCGACGGCAGCGGCGGTCAGGAATGCGAACGGGACTTTGGAGCGGTCGGCGTTCAGGCGGGTGGCAGGGTTCGGCAGTGCCCAGCCCATGCGCATGACCACACGCAGGGCCACCATATCCTGCTGGGCGAGGTTGTAAACGATCTCCTTGGTGGAAGGATCCTGAATAACGCCCTGATCCAGCAGCTTCACGGTGACGTCCTGACGGATGGAGTACACCAGCTTCTTGAAGTTGCCTGCGATCAGCTGTGCCTTGGAAGCATCAAAGCCGCCGTTATCCGGGAAGTACATCGGTGCGCCGTCCAGCGCGTAGGTGGTGGCACCCTGCATATCGGAACGGAACAGGGGACGGCCCGTGGTATCCACAAGGCCGCGCAGCTCTGCCTTGGCGGTCAGGTCGCCCACCACGGCATCCACGCCGAAGCCGCCAGCCTCCACCTTGGAGAACAGACCGTCCTTGCCCAGAAGCTTTGCGTAGTCGATGGGGCCGGTGACTTTGTTCTTGGCCGCAAGGGTCAGAACATCGGTCGTCCACTCGGTGGGGCGCTCGCCGCCGAACAGGATGGCGTTGTCGATCTTTGCGCCCATGGCTTCCCGGACGCGGGGCTGTACCTCGCCCATGATGTCAAAGCTGGAATCTGCCAGCACAGCTTCGGGCACGGGCACGATGACAGCCAGCTCTGCAGCGGTCATATACACATTGTCCCATTCCTGCTTGCTGGTCTTTTTCATGCCGGTATCACCGTTGACCCAGTAAGCCAGCGGCAGCATGGACAGCACGGGGATCTTGGTCTGGTTAGAGGTCATATTGGCAAGGCGGGTGCCCAGCTGCATGACGGTGGAGCTTTTGGGCACGTCCTGCTGGATGGTGTTCACCAGCTGCTCCCGGATCAGGGCCTCAGCCTTATTGCGAGCGATTGCATCAATAGCCATAATAATCAACCTTTCTGGCCGAACGCTGCGCGGAATGCAGCGTTTGCGGCCTCATGTGAGTTTGCAGGCTGGCCGGGTGCGCCGGTCGCCGATGCGGAAAAACGTGCCATGCCGCCGTCCGGCAGGATAGCACTGGGATCACTCTCTTTGAAAGCCTTGACATAATCATCAAAGCCCATGATCTCGCCGTCCTTCATGGCAAAATTCTGGGCCTTTGCCTCGGCAAGGAACGCCTTGCGGGCGCTCTCGCTGGAAAACTTCAGGCCGGAAGCCTTGCGTTCCAGCGCATAGCCCTTTTCGAGGGCAGCGACCTGAGTCGCAGCATCGGTCTTAGCCTGCTCGGCCTTGGCCTTCCACTCCGGGTCGTAGCCCTCGAGTTTGCTGTTTGCAGTGGACAGCTGTTCGGTCAGGGTGGTTTTCTCGGCCTTGAGGGTGGTGATCTCGTTCACCTTGGCCGTGATATCCGCGCCGTGCAGGTTCATGATGCTGTCCAGCTGGTCCGAGGTGATACCCGGAATGATCTTGCTCACATCTTCGCGTTTCACTTGCGATGTGCTCCTTTCTTTTGTCTGTTGGGTGGATAAGTCCCTGCTGTTTTGTATCGCGGTTCTCATTCCGCACGGGACAAGACGGGGTACGCGCCGCCTTCCGCTGTGGTGCCGCTTGCGGGAGTTGAACCCGCCACCCCCGGATTAAAAGTCCGGTGCTCTGCCAACATGAGCTAAAACGGCATGAAAAAAGCACGGTGCAAAACTGCATCGTGCTTGATAGTAACTAAAATCAGGCGCTTTAGTCAGTGTGCCGTTTTTTCTCGTCATCTACGAGCTGTTTTATCGTCTTTTGGAACTCGCGGCGTTCAACAACGGCTTGAATGAGGGCAATTCCGCAGAGAATGAGGTACAGCAACAGAAGAGCCAAATTGAGCAGAAGAAAGACTGTTTTTACGGTCAGATAAGTTTCAAGCATATACTTCTCCTAAAAAATGGGCAAAAGAAAACCACCGTCCGGGTGGATGGTGGTTAATCCTTATTGGCAAGAGCTTTGAGGTATTCCCCATACAGACGCTTTTGCTCTGCACGCTCGGCATCAATTTCGGGAGTAGAAATAACCCCTCTGCCGGGGACTGTATGTGTGCGCCGATATTCAGCTATTAGCGCATTTTCACGCCGGACGCTTTCCTTTGTGAGCTGGTCAATCTGTTCCAGAGTATAAATCATGTTCGCTTCTCCCTGTGATAACACTTCAAGCCAAGTCTGCGGCATGTTTCGTCAATAATGACATGCTGGATATTTTCTTCATAATCATCGAAGCCATACCCTCTGCTTTCCATTACGGCATTTCGCTCCTCGCGAACTTCCTCACACACGGCTTCCCACTGCTCAAACGTGATATTTTCAGGTACAACAAAACGATAGCGGTATTTGTAGTCAACCGCTTCCATGACAGCAGTACCGTCAGCGAATGCGCCGGGGATATCTGCGTCTGTGCTAAAAGAATATTGCGTGGTTTTCGGTGGATGGGTGTGAATGTTGTAACTACCTTCCAGTTTACCACCCAGATACGAACAGTCAACCCCTCTGGGATTGTTGTCGGTCATATAATGGACTTCGCCATCTTTTGTAATGACCATCATATGCTCAACGTCAGATTTTGCATAGCCAGAACAGAACGAATTTTTAAGCGCGTCAACCTGTTTCGTGTTGGTCGTATCGACCTTTCCCAAAACTTTACGCACGGTTTTTCCATTCTGTCCAGATGCGCCGCCGCTTCCTCGTGTACTTTTAGCCTCAGGAAGCTCTGCCTTTCGCGCCTGTGCGCTTGCCCTGCCGGCTTCGCTCCTGCCGAACTTCGGCACGCTGACACGGGCGCTGTCCACACGGCCACCCGTGGCCTGTGCAAACTCTGCAAGGCTCTGGCGGGCCGCTCTCAGGCGCACAGCGGCGTCGGTGGGGTCCAACCCGGCGGCGTCCTCGGCCAGATACCGCTTTTTCCAGCGGCGGACGTTCCGCTCTCGGGCACGCTGCATCTGGGATATCTCGTAGGCGGTGTACTTTTTGCCGTTCCACTCGATGTTCCGGGCGTTCAGCTCCCGCAGCTGCTCCTGTGTCCATTGGGGCGGGTCGCCCAGCTCAGGGAACACCGCGAAAAAGGTGTGGCGGCAGTTCCAGCCGCAAAGGCCTGCGCCGGTACCATAGCCGGTGGCAGCTTCAAAATCCTGGTAGTGCCTGCCCTTGTAGTCCACCGCGCCGCCCCGGTGAAAGCGCCTGCCCTGCCACTCTGCATGAGAAGGACGGGCACCGCCGTGGGCGGTCGTCTCCACAAATTCGCAGCCCATTTCGTCCATGCGGGCCACCTGCAGCTTGCCAGTCGTCTGGTTTACACCGGTGAGCACGGCACGGCGGGCGGCCACCTCGATGCTGTCCTTGTGGCCGCTGGGATAGGTGACCATGGGCATGTCGTCTGCAAGGCTGTCCACAGCCTGTTTGACGGCGGTTTTGTAGTCGAAGGCACCGGTGCTCACTTTGAGCCATGCAGCGTCCAGTGTGCGTTCAAAGGCCCCTGTGACGGTGTTTGCCGTGGTGGCGGTCAGATTCTGCCATGTGCCGCAGGTCTGGCGTGCCCCGGCATCCAGCAGGTTGTTCAGGGCGACGCTCTCTTCAAAAGGGGGCGGCTCCATGTCGTAGTGGTAATAGATCGCATATTGACAACTGCCGACACGGAACGACCGATAATGGCTGCGACCTCTGCATCTGACAGGCCCTTACTAAGAAGAAGCTTTGCATTGCGCACCTCTTCCGGCGTAATATTTCTTTTTGCTCGCATTTTTCTCTCCCTCATTTCTGCCGCTCAGAACGGCAAATCTTCATCGTCGTTGATAACGGCAAAATCGTCCGTGCCGGTCTCAGCCGCCTGCTGGGCGCTCTGAGCGTTTATAGCTTCGCTGACATAACTTTCCGTCTGTTCATCAAAACCCCGCGTAGACGTGCTGTCAGGGGCTTTCGAGCCGCAAAAGCTGACCTCACGCACCTGAATCTCATAGGCAGTGCGGTTGTTGCCCTGCTTGTCCTGATATTTCCGGGTCTGCAAGCTGCCATTGACGGCGATCATGCTGCCCTTGTCGAAATACTGGGAGATGAACTGCGCCGTCTTGCCCCACGCCACACAGGGGATAAAATCCGTCTCACGCTGCCCGTTTGCAGAGTAGCTGCGTTCGCAAGCGATGTCAAAGGAGCAGACCTCCTTGCCGCTTGTGGTGATGCGGAGTTCTGGGGTGTGGGTCAGGCGGCCCATAATTGCAATCGTGTTCAGCATAGATCAGCCCTCCTTCGGCTGCTTCTGGGCACACGTCCAGCACAGGATGCGCCCAAACTTCTTCTTGGTGCTGGCGGCGGTCTCTGCCGGTTCCACGGTGCGGCCCTTATAGGTCACCGGCTGAAGTGGTTTGCCGCAGCAGGCGCAGATAAAGGGCTGTTCCTGTACAGGCTGCGATTTCGGGGCAGGAGCATTACGCTTCGGAGCAGGAGCTTCACGCTTCGGAGCAGGCTGCTTCTGCGGCTTGTTCACACCTGCGGGGTTTCGACCTTCTGCCGCATGATACTCGTCCGTGTCGGCATCCTTGGTATCGTCGATGCAGAACAGGCCGTTCAGGGCATACTTGCGGGCGTAACTGCTGGATGTTCCCGTCACCTGTGCAGCGTCCATCTTGGTTTTTTGCTCCGGCTCTCTTGCGTATGCCTTCACGGAAATGCAGCCACCATCCAGAGATTCCAATTTTGCAGTGGCTTCGATGTAGTGCCACCCCTCAAGAACCTTCGGTTCATCGGAGAGCGTAAGCAGCAGGTCATGAGCCTTGAGAATAGGCTTCACTGCTTCCAAAATGTCCTCACAGGAACGATATCTGTACCCGCCGAAGGTGTTCATCTGCCCTTTAGGGGCCTTGAGTTCGCTCTGCACAGCGGCCAGAGCGGCGTAAATGCTTGTGCTTTCCATTACTCTTCATCCTCCTGATCTTCGGTCTGTTCTGTCCCTCGCGGCAGGAAATAGTAGTCGTCCGGCGGCTCAAGCGCCGGGCCGTAGCCGTCAAGGGCGAGATCATACATCGGGTTCATACTGCCACCTCAGGTGCCGGGTCAATGGCGGCAGGGGGGACATCCGGTGCAGGAATCAGCTTTCCAGCGGTCAAACTCTGCAGAGCAGGGGAGTGCTGCGTTTCGCTTGCAGGCTTCCCGAACTTGACCTCGGCACCCAGATCTTCGACCTCGACCGTGACGCGCAGGCGGTACAGGCTTCCTGCTTGACCGAGGGTAGAATAGACATCGTTCATCAGCTTGTCGATGACTTCCGGGACATAGTTCCCGCCCACAAACATGCCGTCACTGGAAAAGCGGCCCTGAATCTCAACATAATTTTTTTCCATCTTGTAAAACCTCCGAAAATGTGTTATCTTCGGGTTGATGTGACCTGTAAAATCCATCAACCCTTGCAGCTCGTCGGTGTTGGCGCACCGGCGGGCTTTTTTCGTATAGTGCGTACCGGCGGCAGACTGTCCACCTCGCTGCGGTCGATACGTTCCCGCGCAAATGTGTACTTGTAAGTTCGATGGCTGCCGCTGAGCCCATGGC